ACTGGGACATGTACGGTGTAGTATATAACGCTGTTGATGGTGATCTGGAGTTGAGTGGGTTTTCTTCTAGCTATGATATAGCGGGTGCTACGTTTACACAGGTGCTTTCTGTTTCTGCCCAAGACACTTCGCCAGTAGGCATAGCATTTAACCCAACAGGCACTAAAATGTTTGTTGTAGGGTACAATGGGCAAGACGTTAACGAATACACGTTGTCTACTGGTTTTAACATATCTACTGCGTCTTTTGTAGACAGCTTTAGTGTTGCCTCTCAGGAAACTGAGCCGCGAGGCATAGCTTTTAACACTACCGGCACTAAGATGTTTATTTGTGGCAGCACAGGCGATGACGTAAACGAATACACGCTATCGACAGGGTTTGATGTGTCCACTGCTACGTTTGTTGATGCGTTTTCAATATCTGCACAAGATGGACTTCCGCAAGCAATAGCCTTTAATACTAACGGCACTAGAATGTTTATTGTTGGCGGCAATGGGCAAGACGTTAACCAGTACGCTTTGTCTACAGGCTTTGATGTTTCAACAGCAACCTTTACTCAGGTATTTTCTGTTTCAGCACAAGATACATCCCCATCAGGCATAGCTTTTAACACAGATGGCACTCAAATGTTTATTACAGGCTTTGGGTCAGATAATGTTAACAAGTACAATCTATCAACAGCTTTTGATGTTTCTACTGCAAGTTTTGTAAGTAGTTTTAGTGTAGCGGCTCAAGACACGGTTCCATTTGGAATAGCATTTAGCACTGATGGTAGAAAGATGTTTGTTGTTGGTGGGGGAGGGGCAGAGGTTAATGAATATTCCACAGGCCAATTGATTTCCGTATCAGGCTACCAACCAGTACACACCAAAGCATCTATAGACACCACCTACTGGGTTGACATTAACGACATGACTGCTAACGAGTCTGCTGGTAGCGGCAAAGTCCTATACGCCCTGTCAAACGACAACCGCATCAGTTACACAGTTGTAAGTGAGACGCTGGGTGCTAGAGACATTGTCAGGAATAACGCAGGCACATGGCAGTACAACTCTAACGGCACATACGCTTCCGAGACCTGGACTAACGCCACAACAAATGCTGAGTTACCGGCATTGGCTCAGGCTATGGAGGGAGCTAGTTTTGTTGTGGGCTTTGATGTGTCTACTTCTGTGTTTGTTGATGCTTTCTCGGTATCAGCACAAGAAGCCGACCCATGCGGACTAGCCTTTAACACTGACGGCACTAAAATGTTTGTGTGCGGGGTAACGGGTGATGACGTTAACGAATACGCACTGTCTACAGGCTTTGATGTTTCTACTGCGGTATTCACAGATGCTTTTAGTGTCTCTGCACAAGCTACTCAACCTAGAGGAGTTGCTTTTAATACTGACGGAACCAAGATGTATGTTCTTAGTGATTCAACAGGTGCTAGGTTTATTTACCAATACACGTTGTCTACAGGCTTTGATGTATCAACGGCATCTTACGCTTCTTTAAGTTTTGACGTAGGGTCGCAGGACACATCTCCGCAAGACATAGCGTTCAACTCCGATGGCACTAAGGTCTTCATGGTAGGTACTACAAACGATAGCGTTTACGAGTATACGTTATCAACTGCTTTTAACATATCAACAGCTACCTACGTTGATGCTTTTTCCGTTACTTCCGAAGAGACTGACCCAAGAGGTCTAGCTTTTAGTACTGACGGCACTCGGATGTTTATTTGTGGCAGCACAGGCGATGACGTTAACGAGTACGTTCTGTCAACAGGTTTTGATGTATCCACAGCATCATTTGTAGACAGCTTTAGTGTCTCTGCTGAAGAAACCTCACCACAATCAATAGCCTTTAACGCAAACGGCACTAAAATGTTTATTGTTGGTTTAAATGGTGTTGAAGTAAACGAATACACAATGGGAACTACAACCTATCCAAACCAGATGAACAAGACTCAACTAGACGCTGTCACTGACCCAAATCAAATAACACTGGGTAACGACTTTGACCTAGCCATCATCTTTAATTTGACCAGCGGAACAACAGTACCGTCATCCAACGGTGTATCAATTAACTACGATGCTAATGTGCTGAACGAGGGAGCCATTCTAGGCACTGACTACGACTTTGACGCTCCAGCAGGTGATAAGGCAAGGATTACAGCATTGATCGCAGGTAACTATAAAGTGAGGGTGGTGTAATGATTCATAGCCAAGCAGAGTTAGAGAGCATTGTGCAGTCAGCCAATGCTCGCAAGAGGCGTAACAAGCTACTGTCAGCATCAGACTGGACACAGGTTGCTGATGCTCCTGTAGACAAAGCAGCGTGGGCTACCTACCGCCAAGAGCTACGAGACATCAGCGCACAGGCAGGCTTCCCAGCAACTGTTGTCTGGCCGACCCAGCCAGAGTGAGGTAGATCATGCCCGAATCAGGTTTAATTGACATGTTGATTGCAGGAGCCGGTGCTGTAGTAGCCTGGTTCGTGAAATCTACTCGCGAGGACAATAAGGAACAGGATCGCAAGATCGAAACCTTGCAGCGTGAACAAGCTGCTCTGTTAAGCCGTGAGGAGTTCCGGCAGGATATGCAAACTTTCCGGCAAGAGATGAATCAGAACTTTGACAAAGTGTTTTCTAAATTGGACAAGAAGGCAGATAAGTAATGCTCGACCCAGTTTCCGCGTTAGCCATAGCCACCAGTGCCTTCAATGTTATCCGCAAGGGTATCGAAATGGGCAGGGAGTTGGAAGACCTGGCTGGGCAGTTGGGAACCTGGTTCGGCGCAGTGGCTGACGTTAAAAGCGCAGAAGAAGAAGCCAAAGACCCACCACTTTTCAAAAAGCTGATCTCAAGCGGGAGTGTCGAGCAAGAGGCATTACAGGCACTTGTAGCCCGAAAGAAAATCGAGCAGCAAGAGAAGGAACTGCGTGAGCTAATAGTCTGGCGATGGGGGACTGAAGAGTACACAGCCATGATGCGCGACAGGGCAAGAATCAAAGACACTCGCGCTAAAGCTATTCAAAATCAACGCAGGAAAATGCGTAAGTTTATTGCAAACGTATTAACAATCACTGCGATCCTTGGCCTCGTTGGGGCAATAGTCGCTTTCGGTATCGGCATTATTATGAATCTGGGGTAACAGTTATGTTGAGTTTAGTATCAAGTCTTTTGGGATTTGCATCGGCTGGATTGCCAAAAGCGTTGGATTTTTTTCAAAATAAGAGCGACCAGAAGCATGAACTAGCCCTCATGGCGATGCAGCGTGAGCGAGAACTGGCATTGGCTAAAGAAGGCTTTATCGCTCAAGCAGCCGTGGAAGAGATCAAAAGTGACCAGATCGCTATGCAGACCCAGACCCAAGAACGTCTTGCCATGTACAAACATGACATGAAAATTGGTGAAGGCGGGTCAACCTGGGTGATCAACCTCAGGGCTAGTGTTCGGCCAGTGGTGACATATTTGTTTGTTGGCCTGCTGATCGTTGTTGATGTGGCTGGTATCTGGTATGCCTACTCGACTGGCATCGCGTTTGCTGAAGCGATGGAGATTGTGTTCAGTGATGATGAACTTGCCATGCTTGCGGCAATATTGAGCTTCTGGTTCGGCAGTCAAGCGTGGAATAAGCGTCAAGCATGACAATATCAGAAGTAGGCATCCAGTTAATCAAGAGCTTTGAGGGTTGCCACAACAGCCCTTATCGCTGCCCTGCTGGGCTTTGGACAATAGGGTATGGGCATGTATTGTACCCAGATCAAGCGAGGCTCAAAACGCCTGAGAGAGCCTCCTATCCACTTAAGCCAGAACATGATCGGGTGTGGGATGCTATCGAAATTGATTCGCTTCTTGAAAAAGATTTATTACGGTTTACGAATGGCGTATTACGATACTGTCCTGCTGCTGCTGATAATCAGTGCCACCTGGATTCACTTACAAGCCTGGCTTTCAATATTGGTTTAGGCAACTTGCAGGCTTCCACCCTAATAATGAAGTACAAACGAGCCGAGTACGCTGCTGCGGCAGATGAGTTCCTCAAGTGGCGCAAAGCAAATGGCGTGGTGCTGCGAGGACTAGAAAGGCGCAGAGAAGCAGAAAGAGCTTTATTCCTCTCCGGCGGCTAGTCTGTCCAGTATCTCTTGCACCTCTTGCTGGGCTTTATCGTGACGCTCCTGCAACGATAGCTTTAAGTCGCTACATAGTGCCATGATTGACCCAGAATCGTGTGGAGCGCAGCACAGGACTGCTCCAGATGGGTAGGTGACGAACTTCATCGCGGCCTCGGTCTCTTTTTGTGAAAGGCAATGTTGTCATCATTGTAAAAACCAGCAGGCCAGTTATTTGTCCCATCTACTGCTACTGACTCACCAGGCTGGCGCACATCAATTTTGCCGCCACCTGACAGATACATTTTGATGTCTAACTCAAGCCGCTCCTTGATATCCTTTTCCACCTTCTGATATTTCATCACGTTTCATTTGCTCCAGTATCTCGATCAGTTGTGCTTGGTCAGGCTTTGGGCAATCACCTTCTGGCATTACTATATAACCTTTTCTGATTTGCCGGTGATTGATTGGGCAATAGCCTCGCGCATTATTGTTCTCCAAGCGGTACGCTGGGCAGTCGAAACAGGTTTTCATTTTCGATCAACCTCCGCTTTAAGATTGTTATTTCCGTTCGCGTCTGATCCAACCACTTTACCTTCAGTTGGTCTTGTTTCTGCTCAATAGCGTACACCAGAAATGCACTGTCTAACATCAACTCATCCTCACGCCAACAACAATGATGAAAACAATCAGCGCGACCAGAGTACCGCAGATGATCATAGACTCCCGGAGCATCTTCTTTGCCTCGGCCTGGTGCTTCTCTTTTACGCGAGTCACTGTGTCTTTCATCGTGCTACCTCGCGTGGTTTGCCTGCACCGCATTCGTGCTTTTGGTACTCCGTAGAGTCATCACCAACTCGATACGCTCCATCAGCTTTGCGCTGAGTAGCGTCAATGTCTATAAGTCGCTGGATGTCATCAGTGCGCTGGTAACGCACACCAGCAGAGCCTACGAGGTAGCCTGATAGCAGGCCGATGATTAAGACTGTTAAGTGTGTCATTTGTTATTCTCCTGATCACGACTCCATACAACACCTTCATCTTCATCAATCACTGTACCGCCAAGGAATGCAGCTTTGAGCATGGCGTCATTAAGATCACGGCAAAGGCCGGTGTGCATAGTTTCGCCTGTGGCTTTGTCGGTGTAGCGAACTCTGTGGCGGTATTGGTTACTCATCGAAAATCCTCCATCTCATAATTATGCTGCATTGTGCCTTCAGCCAGCTCGTAAAGCCGAGCCTCAACTCTTGGCGGCAGATAATCACGCTTGCCGTTAATATACTCGCCGGACAGTGCCAGCCAAGAATCGCCGTCATCGTCAGTTACAAGATCAAAGTGGGCTTTAAACTCAATGCCCAACTTGGTAAAAGTTTCAGTTGCTGCTGGGTCGCGTCTCATTTTTATAACTCCGCTGTGTGTGTGTCATTTAATTGTGCTTGATTTTAAGCACTTCTGCAACACTTTCAGGTGATCAATTTGCCTTTTTATTGCAGCCTTAACTTCCGATGCGGTTTTGATGCTAACCAGCCTTTCGCCTGACCTCATAGCAACGACCATCCTTTCTGACAGCCCGATCTCAGCAGCCATCCTAGCATTGTCGTAGCCAAGCGCAGCCTGAGCCTTTACAAACGTATGCGAGTCCATTACTTGCCATCCTTTACAAACTGGCCGTTGACCATTCGCCCAGTGCGTTTGCTGATCACGTTATAGGCTCCGTCTATACAGTCACACATGCGTAGACCTTGCATTTCAGCTTGGATAACAAGCGTCACATAGATGTCGCCAATAGCATCTGCGATCTCAGCCTGGTTGCGATCAGCCAGTGCGTGGGTAAGCTCCTCAACCTCTTCCAGCGTCTTCATGTGCTGACCTGCCTCAGTGCCTCGACCTTTTGCGCCCAAGATGCCTTTATCGTGCGCCCAGTCCAGTATCTCTTCTTCCAAATATGCACTCATAGCTTATCCTCAGAACGGGAGCGATTGATCATCAAAATCGTCATAAGCTGGAGCTGGCTGCGGTGCTTGCCTGCCGTGATTGCTGTGTTGTTTTGCGCTTGGCTGCTGCTGCTGATCTTTCCAAAACACTTTGCAGTTACCCAAGATTGCTCCATTCTTGCCAGCTTCACGGTTTTCTTTAGTCTCGTCCTGCGTGATCATGCCGTGGTTGCCATACTGATCAGCCTGGTCTATGTCCACAAAAACAGTGGCAGACAGGTAAACTCCTTTAGCTCCTTTGTACAGCAGAGCCTTGTCGATCTTTGATACATCAATGGATAATTTAACGCCTACTTTGCTCATACAATCCTCACATAATTAACTGTTGGTAAAATTGGTTTTTTCTGTCTTTTGGGTTCTTGGTCTGACTTCCAAAAACTATAAAAGTCTGACAGTAGCTTCAGGCACTCATCCCAGTATTGTTCATCAAACGGCACTTCATGCACCTCCAGACCTTCTGGCGTCCAGCAAACAAAGTGAGCCAGCTTGCGGCCAGTGATAAAAAGCTGTCCCTGCACTTGCGGCATGTAATTATGAGGAACCTTTCCGTATAAGTTCATGCTGGCTGGGCATTTGGCCTCGACAACGATGTCACTGCCTACATAACCATCAGGAGTGCATCCCAGCCAGTCGTGAGTCGGACTTATAACAAAACCCTGCTTACCACCAGCACTTTGCACGATGTCGCCTGTAGCGACCTCATAGGCGGTTATAGCGTGTATCTCGTTATCCTTGCCCCACTGAGTAGCGTCATTACCAGCAAACTTCTCCTCACGGCCTGTGAGCTGCCTCCAGAGCTTTTGTCTGGAGTCATACCCTATGCCAATAGCTGACGCAAAAACGCTGGCAGTTAGCCTGCCTTCTCTATCAGGTGAAAGGCTCATGCGAGCCTCTCTTTAACTTCTGACAACACATCACCGTGGGCTTCACGCTGGTCAGGTGTCAAACCCTTCCAGACCACTCTTAATTCATCAATGTTTGTGCAGCTATGCAACTGCTGGCTAATCAGCGGATCAGGCTTGCGGTCAGGCTTGTGAGATTGCGGAACATCTTCACCTGCATAGATGTAGTGACCCAGGCCGTATAGGGCAAGGCACTTAACCAAGCAGCGCATCATGGCTGTGTTAACTGCAAAAGAGTCTGGGTTAGCAATGGCTTTGTTCTTGTAGTCCATGACAGGCAACCACATCTTGCGGCTGCACTCTTGAATGCTAACAGTGCAGAACACCATCATCGTGCCGTCAGCCATAACCTTTGGCTCGTCAAACTCAAAGGTTGCTTCTGGGTAATGCTCCATCAGAGTTGACCATGCCCAAGCCCAGCTCAGGTAGGTCAAGTTGGCTTTCTTTTCAACGTGATCAGAACAATCAATGCTGCTAAGGGTCTGCCAGATTTCTTTTTGTATCATTGTTATATCCTCTTTTTGGTTTGTGTGTTCGCACATTTAAGCACTTATGGTGCGCCCAAGCAAGCACAAATAGAGTTTACTTTGATAAATTTGTGTGCTTACAATGGCGCATCAACAACAAGATTGAGGGTATAACGTGAGAGAGCGAGGCTACAACTTAGACTGGACAGCCAGCCTGGACAAAGATGAGAGCAGGTCACAAGACCCGTGGCTCAGTCTAAATACGATGCAGCCAGACAAGTATAGGCCAACAGGTCGGCTGGCAGCATACAAAGGCACAAGGTATGACATCTACACTGTCTACCTACCTCGCAGAGGCGTTGATCTGAGTACGCCAGTTAAGGCATATGCATCAGGTCACTTCAAACTGATGGAGTGCAATGGGCGGCTGTATTTAACGCAGTTTGACGGAAGAGTGTTTGAGAGACCCAAAACAAAGTGTACGTGGTATGTAAAGTGAGGTATAATCATAAAATGAATACAAAGAAAGTTACGATTACAATGCCAGTAGATGTTATTGAAAAGGCAAAAAAGGCTGCTGAAGAGCAGGGCAGGAGCTTTTCAAACATGGTGGCGCATTTAGTTGCGGAAGGTACAAAAAACAAAGCCGCCTGACCTTTAGACGGGACTCAGACGGCTTCAACACACTACAGGTTGGAATTATACCATGCCTAGAATTAGAACTGTAAAGCCGGAATTTTGGCTTAATGAAGAGCTTGCAGAATTACCTCCAGAGACAAGGCTTTTAGCCATCGGCTTGCTAAACCAGTCTGATGATCAAGGCTACTTCAAAGCCAGTCCCGCAATACTAAAGGGCGCCGTTTTCCCATTCAATGATACCTCAGTGAGTGTTCATACAATGCTCATGCAGCTATCACAAATTAAGTACATTTCTCTGCACACCGGCTTAGATGGCAAAAGTTATGGCTATGTCATTAACTTTTTAAAGCATCAAGTAATCAATAGGCCAACTAAAAGCAAAATCAAGGACTTAGTTGATATCACTGAAAGCTCAGTGAGTATTCATACACAATTCACGGATGACTCACTACAGGAAAGGAAAGGAAAGGAACAGGGAAAGGAACAGGGAAGGGGAAAGGAAAACAACAGTCGCTCGCATTCGCTCGCTTGGTTTGAAATTTTGTGGAACTCCTTTGATCCTTCATTTGGAGAAAAGGGTAGTAAGAAAAATGCACTCGCACAGTTCAACAGGATTAATCCTGATCAACAGTTATTTGATTTAATACTTGCATCCGCTGAAAGGCAGTTATCAGTAAAGCGTATGCAGGACGCAAACGGATCATTCTTTGCGCCTTTTCAACACGTAGAACGATGGCTAAAAAACAGGAGATGGGAAGATGAAATCAGCAGCAGAATTGTTAAACAACGTGACACCAGAGATAAAGCAGCAATCGCAGCAGACCAAGCATTCGGATCAGACTTTGACGACTCAGTTTTTGAAGGCAGCTTTACAGGAGCTTTCGAGGATGGGATTGTTGAACAACCCGACACCAGAGGTTTACCAAACATGGGCGCGAGGCTTGTCAGACCTGAGTGATCGTCAAATTAAGGTTGGATTATCTAAGGCTTTAAGCCATACAGGTTATTTTACTCTGCCGATATTCCGTGAGCTTTGCAAACCGAAGCCAGAAGATTTTGGTTTGCC